CCTATGACTATCAAAGAAATGATCGAGAAGAGAGCGAAGGTGTGGGAGACCGCGAAGAACTTTGTGGATACCCACGAGAATGAAAACGGTGTTCTGTCTGCAGAAGATAATGCGACTTACAGCCGTATGGAGCAGGAAATCGAGGATCTGACTGCGGCTATCGACCGTCAGCAGAGAGCTGAGGCAAGGGAAGTTGAGTTCAACAAGCCTGTGAATATGCCTCTTACCGGAAGACCTGTAATGCAAAAGCCGGATGAGAAGACAGGCCGTGCATCCAATGCCTACAAGGAAGATTTCGGTGCGCATCTCCGTGGAAAGAGACTTGTGCATAACGTTCTTTCCGAAGGCGTACAGGCAGATGGCGGCTATCTTGTGCCGGAAGAGTTTGAGCGCCAGATCGTGATGGGGCTTGATGAGGCGAACGTGGTCAGAGGGCTTGCAAAGGTCATTACCACAAGCGCTGAAAGAAAGATCCCGGTTGCGGCTACCCATTCTACCGCTGCCTGGACAGCTGAGAACGGTGCTTATACTCCGAGTGATCCTCACTTCGACCAGAAGACCATTGATGCCTTCAAGCTTACAGACCTTGTAAAGGTATCCATCGAGCTTCTTCAGGATTCCATGTTTGACCTTGAGTCTTACATTGCGGCTGAATTCGCAAGGGCTTTCGGTATTGCTGAGGAAGAGGCGTTCTGCGTTGGTACCGGAACCGGTCAGCCTACTGGTATCTTTACCGCTAATGGAGGCCAGGTCGGTGTGGACAATGCGACTCTTTCTGCGGATGAACTTATCAGCCTTGTCTATGCGCTGAAGAGCCCTTATCGCAGAAATGCAAAGTTCCTCATGAATGAGAAGACGGTTTCTACTATCCGCAAGTTCAAGGATGGTAATGGCGTTTATCTCTGGCAGCCTTCTCTTCAGGCAGGTGAGCCGGACAAGCTCCTTGGCTATGACCTTTACACCAGCCCTTATGTACCTGAGGCGGTATCGGGGGCATACGCTGTTGCATTCGGTGATTTTAAGAATTACTGGATTGCTGACCGTTCCGGCAGAACTGTACAGAGGCTCAACGAGCTTTACAGCACCAATGGACAGGTGGGCTTTGTCGCAACTGAGCGTGTTGACGGTAAGGTAATCCTTCCTGAGGGCATTCAGCTTCTTAAGATGAAGGCGTAAGGACATTGCAGATAATGGGGGAGTCGTGAAATGCGGCTCCCCGGATTTGGAGGTAAGAGATGAGCGAATATAACGCAAAGAATTATACAGAGCAGGGCGGCGAAGTCACTCATATCGGCGGAAAGATCGTGTATGACAATGGCCTGATGCCAAACATGAGCACTGCTGATGTAAATAGCGATACGGTTGCCAAAGTCCGTACCAGTTTGAATGAACTGATCAAAAGTCTGAAGAATGCGGGTCTTATGGTTGCTGATGCTTTTACGATGCAGTATGCGGCGGTTACGGACAGTGTTGCCGGGCATGCGGATCGTCAGTATAACACCGGGAAGATTTCCAGTGTGGCGATAGATGATGATACTCATATAATCACTATCACCTTATCCGACAAGGTGAAGAATCTTAAGGATTTTGACGGATTGCATGGATGGGGTGTTCACAAGTGGCTTGGTATCGGACTTGGAGTAGGGATTTCACCTATTACCGATCTTTTTTACAACGGGTCCGCTATTGGTGATGAAGATGTAACTGAGGCGACGCAATGCAATCTGAGTGCAGGATATTTTGTCCGCTGGGTTGCGGCTGACCTTGTGCTTGCAGGTGATAATTCAGAGAAATCCAAGAATTATTTCACTCTGTGGGCGGATGGTTACGCTGAGACCGAGTACACACTGAAGATTGTGGAGCCTGCGTAAGGATTATGGGGCGGTGGAGAAATCTGCCGCCTTTTTGTGAGGTGATATCAGATGATCGTAACTGTGGAAGAGATGAAGAATTATCTGAGGATTGATTTCGAGGATGATGATTCTTTGCTGGAAAACTTCATAACGGCAGGCGTGAAGCAGTGCATGGATATCCTGCGGACAGACGATGAGAATGATCTGGCTGACTGTCCGAACGGAAAGATCGCCGTGATGTTTACGGTGGCTTATCTGTACGAACATCGGGAAGAGGCTGACCACCATGCCATGGATCTGACTCTGAGGGCTTTGTTATTTGGAAGTCGGAAGGAGGGATTCTGATGGATGTGGCAGCTTTACGGTCAAAGGTGACGTTCCAGAAGAATGAGACCGTGACGGACAGGTACGGAAATCATAAGAACGCCTGGACGGATTATTATATCTGCTTTGCGACGATCGGCGGCGAGGGACTGGCAAGTTCGAAGGAAGAGCAGGTTGCCGGTACTACGGTTGAGGAAGCTTCCATGACCGTTACGGTCCGGTATTGTGCGAAGGCGGCGGCAATCACTTCCACGGGATTCAGGGTAGTGTTCATGGGTGAGCTTTATAACATCGAGAACATTGACCATATGAATTTCAGAAAACGTTCGCTGAAGTTTACCTGCAGGAAGGAGCGGCGATGAGTCAGACGATAAAGATAGATCAGCTGGCGGATACCGTGATGAAGGGCATGGAGGAATATGCGAAGCTTGCGGTGGATGACCTGAAGGCGGATGTCCAGAAGGCCGGTAAGACCGTAAAGCAGCAGATCGAAAGCACGGCTCCGAAGAAGACAGGTAAGTATTCTAAGAGCTGGGCGGTGAAGAAGACCAGGGAAACGTCGGATTCCATCCAGATCGTAGTGCATTCCAAACGATACCAGCTGACACATCTTTTGGAGTTCGGTCACGCGAAACGGGGAGGTGGAAGGACAAGGGCTTTTCCGCATATTGCTCCTGCAGAGCAGGCGGGCATCGAGCAGCTGACAAGGGATATAGAGAGGGATTTACAGAAAGGTGGGTAACGATGACGCATGAAGAAGTGATGCAGATGCTGGCGGAATTGAAGATCCCTTTTGCGTATGACCATTTTGCAGAAGGTGAATCGCCTGATCCGCCGTTCATCTGCTTTTTATTTCCGGGTTCGGAGAACTTTGCCGCGGATGATGTGGTTTACATGGAGTTTTCCAACCTGAGCATTGAACTATATACCGACGAGAAGGATCCGGAGCTGGAAGACCGCGTGGAAGCGGTGTTGAACGCGCATGAGATTTTCTGGAACAAATCGGAGGTATGGATCGAATCAGAAAAACTATACGAAGTGCTGTACCAGATGACGGTATAGCGGAAAGAGAGGTTGATTATGTCGAGTACAAATAACAAGGTGAAGTTCGGCCTTAAGAACTGCCATTATGCGAAGGCTACCCTTGATCCGGATACCAATGCCGTGACATTTGGTACGCCTGTTGCGATTCCGGGAGCGGTGAACCTGTCGCTGGATCCGGAAGGAGATACGGAGCCGTTCTATGCAGATGATATGGTTTATTACACCACGGTAGCGAACAACGGTTATTCCGGGGATCTGGAAATCGCGTTGATTCCGGAAAGCTTCAGGAAGGACATCTTGAAGGAGACTGAGGATGCGAACGGCGTTCTGGTGGAGGATTCCACGGTGGAGCCGGAGCATTTTGCTCTGCTTTTCGAGTTCTCCGGGGATAAGAAAAAGATCAGACACTGCATGTATTACTGTACCGCTGCAAGACCTACGATCGAAGGCAAGACCAATGAGGACAGTAAGGAAGTACAGACCGAGAAGTTGGAGATTACAGCGACTCCGCTTCCGAATGGTCTTGTAAAGGTGAAGACCGGTGCGAATACGTCAGATGCGGTTTATAACGGATGGTATTCCAATGTTTATCAGACGGAGCATGCACAGGTATCTGCGGTTCTTACCGGGATTACGATCGGAAGCCTTCAGCTTACGCCTGCTTTTGATGCAGGAACCACTTCCTATACGGCTGAGACCGTGAATGATGAGGATGCTGTATCGGCTACTGCGGCAAGCGGAACGGCGGTCACAATTCTTGTGAACGGAGTGGCTCATACCAGCGGCAATGATGCGACCTGGGCGAGCGGAACCAATACCGTGACGGTGATCGCAAGCAAGACCGGATGCACCAGCACGGCTTATACCGTGACGGTGACAAAGAACGGACAGGGTTGATAAGTGTTGAGGGCAGGGCTTTACGCTCTGCCCATTCTTGTGATTGGAGGAAAGTGAAATGGCACTTACAAAAACAGTGAATATTGATGGCAAAGATGTGACTTTCAAAGCATCAGCAGCTATTCCGAGGATATACAGAAACAGATTCCATCGTGATATCTATAAGGATCTGCATGACCTTCAGAAGAGCATCGATCAGGAAGATCCGGAGGCATCTGCTTTGGATACTTTCTCTTTGGAACTGTTCGAGGATATCAGTTATATCATGGCGAAGCATGCGGATCCGCAGGGTGTTCCCGATACGCCAGATGAATGGCTTGACCAGTTCGGAACCTTTTCCATTTACCAGGTGCTTCCTGAGATCATTGAGCTTTGGGGCTTGAATGTGCAGACGCAGGTGGAGAGTAAAAAAAACTTCGAGCGACTGACCGGGAAATGACAACGCCTCTGCTATTGCTGAGGTGTGTACAGCTAGGAATCCATATCAGCGAGCTGGATCTTTTGACAATCGGAACCGTGATGGATATGTACACAGAGCTTCAGAGGGATGATGAGCCTCATGATCAGATAGCAAGCCAGGATGATATGGATCGATTCTAATGGGAAGGAGGTTGAGACATGGCTGGCAGAATCCAGGGTATTACCGTTGAGATCGGCGGCGATACTACCAAACTACAAACTGCCTTAAAGGGCGTAAATACAGAGATCAGGAATACGCAGAGCCAGCTGAAAGATGTCGATAAGCTCCTGAAACTGGATCCGGGGAATACGGAACTGCTTGCCCAGAAGCACAGGCTCCTGGGGGATGCCGTCAAGGAAACGAAGGAAAAGCTGGAGACCTTGAAGACGGCAGCGGAACAGGCTGAGCAGGCTTTGAAGGACGGCGCGATCACGCAGGATCAGTATGACGGCCTGCAGCGTGAGATCGTTGAAACGGAACAGAAACTGAAATCCCTGGAGGAACAGGCGAAGCAGTCAGGAACGGCTTTGCAGAATATTGCCGCTAAGGGTGAGAAGCTGAAGACGGTTGGTGACAATATCAGCAACGTCGGAACAAAGCTTCTTCCTGTTACGGCGGGTGTTGTTGGACTCGGTACGGCGGCGGTGAAAACTGCCGCTGATTTTGACTCTGCCATGAGCAAGGTGGCTGCGGTATCCGGTGCAACAGGAAAAGACTTGGATGCCCTGAGAGATAAAGCCCGTGAGATGGGAAGCAAGACGAAGTTCTCTGCATCTGAGGCGGCTGAAGCTATGAACTATATGGCTATGGCAGGCTGGAAGACAGAGGATATGCTTTCCGGTATCGAAGGCGTAATGAACCTTGCGGCTGCATCCGGTGAGGATCTGGCGACCACTTCAGATATCGTAACGGATGCATTGACGGCATTCGGATTATCGGCAAAGGACTCCGGGCATTTTGCGGATATTCTTGCGGCTGCGAGCAGCAATGCCAATACGAATGTTTCCATGATGGGCGAGACATTCAAGTATTGCGCTCCGATTGCCGGTGCTTTGGGATTCTCCGCTGAGGATACAGCAGAAGCGATCGGTCTGATGGCCAATGCAGGCATCAAGGGATCTCAGGCCGGTACTGCGCTCCGAACGATCATGAACAACCTGTCCGGCGATGTGAGGATCTGCGGTTCTTCCATCGGAGAGGTTACTGTTGCGACTACGAACGCTGACGGATCCATGAGGGATCTGTCGGATATCCTGGCTGATTGCAGAACTGCATTTTCAGGATTATCGGAATCTGAGAAGGCAGCTGCGGCAGAAAGCCTTGTTGGAAAGAATGCGATGTCAGGCTTCCTGGCTCTGATGAATGCCGGAGAAGCGGATATCAACAAGCTTTCATCTGCAATCGACAACTGTGACGGCTCTGCTGCCGGTATGGCAGAGACCATGAATGATAACCTTGCCGGTCAGCTGACTATCCTGAAATCACAGCTCCAGGAACTGGCTATCTCTTTTGGAGAATTGCTGATGCCTGCGATCAGAACCATTGTCGGGTGGATCCAGAAGTTTGTGGACTGGCTCAATTCGATGGATGAAGGCACAAGGAAGGTCATTGTCACGGTTGCTTTGGTGGCGGCTGCTATCGGTCCGGTGCTGATCATAGTCGGGAAAGTCATATCCGCTATCGGTACAATCATGACGATCATTCCGAAGCTGGCAGGCGTAATCAATGCGGCGAAGGGTGTGATTGCAGCCTTCAATGCGGTGTGCGCGGCGAATCCGTATGTGCTGATCATCGCGGCGATCGTTGCCCTGGTGGCAGCGTTCATTTATCTCTGGAACAACTGTGAAGAGTTCCGGCAGTTTTGGATCGACTTATGGGAGAGCATCAAAGAGATTGCCATTGCCGTATGGGAGGCGCTGAAAGCGTTCTTCCAGGCAGCATGGGAAGCGATAAAGACCACGGCAACAACAGTCTGGAATGCGATCAAGGATTTCTTCTCCGGACTGTGGGAGGGGATCAAGAATATCTTCACTACAGTGGTGAATGCGATCAGCACATTCCTGACCAATGCCTGGAATGCAATCAAGAATACTGTGACTACGGTGTTTAATGCGATCAAGACATTCTTCACAACAGTCTGGAATGGAATCAAGTCGGTTATTACGACAGTGGTGAATGCGATTTCCACCTTCCTGACTACTGCCTGGAACGGGATCAAGACCGCAATCACAACGGTGCTGAATGCCATTAAGACAGCGGTTACTACGGTCTGGAACGGCATCAAGAATACGATCACAACTATCGTGAACGCGATCAAAAATGCAGTTACGACAGCGTGGAACAATATCAAGTCTGCGGTATCGAATGCGGCCAATGCCATCAAGAATGCTGTTTCCAATGCGTTCAATGCGATGCTGAACGGCATCAAGAATGTCTGCGGAAATATCTATGGTGCGGTGAAGAGCGGATTTGACAAGGCGATCAATTTCGTCAAGAACCTGGCATCGGAAGCCTTTAAGTGGGGCGCTGATTTCATCGGCGGTATCGTGAACGGTATTAAGTCCATGATTGGTAAGGTAGGGGATGCAGTGTCTTCGGTTGCAAATAAGATCCGAAGCTTCCTGCATTTCTCCGTACCGGATGAAGGTCCTCTGACGGATTATGAGAGCTGGATGCCGGACTTTATCGGTGGTCTGGCAAAGGGTATTGAGAATAGCCGGGGCATGATCGAGAATGCTATGAACGGCGTAACTTCTGATCTGACCATTACTCCGAGGGTGATGGCAGCACTGGGAGGTTATTCCGGATCGGCTGCTTCAAGCGGTGATCTGATTTCCGGTATCAATACGGCGCTGAATACGGCTCTGGCCGGTGGCGGTACCGCAGGGGATATCGTGATCCCTGTTTATATCGGCGGTGACATGATCGATGAGATTGTGGTAACGGCTCAGCAGAGAATGAATCTAAGAAGTGGAGGCAGGTAAGATGGCTCATTTGCAGTATCTTGTTTTTAACAATGAGAATATCCCTAAGCCTGCCTCTTATTCTGTGAGTTTATCGGATGTAGAGGCAGACAGCGGAGGCGTGACGGAAGCGGGAACCACACAGAGGGATGTTGTCCGTGAAGGTGTGGTACAGATCAGCGTGACCTTCCGGGTATCGAAGAAGTGGCTGAATAAGTTTTCGGCTTATAAGAAGCTGGCCAGTATTACGGTCGGATATCTGGATATGGAGACAATGAACATCGTAAACACGCAGATGTACATTGACGGATATCAGGTGAAGCTGGTCAGTGATACAAGCTATGGGAGCTTGTGGGAGGTGAGCTTTACGCTGAAGGAATTTTGACATCCTTTTTGTTGTTGACATATGCCAGAAACAAAGATATACTATGAAATAGTTATTGACATATGTCAGAAAGGGATTGCTCATGCCGAGACCTAAAAGGTGCAGAAGAATATGTGGATATCCGGATTATTGGAGTTTCGCTCCCGAAGGAACCGAAGACGTTGAAACTGTTGTTTTTAAGCTGGATGAATATGAAGCCATACGGCTTATAGATTTTCAAAAGCTCACGCAGGAGGAATGCGCGGAAGCGATGGGAGTTTCCCGAGCAACAGTTACAAGCATTTATGAGTCTGCCAGGTTTAAGTTGGCAGATGCAATGGTGAATGGGAAGCGTATCCGTATGACCGGAGGCTCATATAGGATTGATTCTATACCGGCAAGCGCCCAGATTAATGAAAAAGGAGACGATATCATGAGAATTGCAGTGACTTATGAACAGGAAATGGTGGGACAGCATTTTGGACGGACGGAGCAGTTTAAAATCTATGATGTTGAGAATGGCGCGGTTAAGACTTCGCAGATCATCGATACAAATGGAACAGGTCATGGTGCTTTAGCTGGATTTCTTCGCGCGGCTGAAGTGGAAACATTGATTTGCGGAGGTATCGGAATGGGTGCCAGAAATGCTCTGGAAGAGGTTGGTATTCAGCTTTTACCTGGCGTAAGCGGCAATGCTGATCAGGTTGTGAGCGATTACCTTGCCGGAAAGCTTGACTATGATCCGGATATAGAATGTCATCATCATGATCATGAACATGGAGAAGGACATGATTGCCATCATGGTGACTGCGGTTCACATGGATGCCATTAAGCATAAAGCATAAAGCATAAAGATTTTTTTTGCAGAGGGTCGGGAAACCGGCTCTCTTTTCATGTCCGGAGGGAGGTGGTCATTTGTATCCGGTCAGCAATGCCTTTCTTGAAGCGGTGAAGGCAAACAATAGAAAATATCACTGGACGGGCAGGATCACAACGACTGCCGGGACGGTTTATGAGTTTGATCAGGATGATATGGTCAAGGGCAGCGGATATATCACTTCCCAGTGTTGTGGATCCACGGAGATCGAACTGGGAACTGTGTATGCTGCGGAGATGGGGATTTCGCTTTTCTCCGAGATCAACCGGTATACGCTGGAAGATGCAAAGGTGGAGCTGTTCTATCACCTGCAGGTTGAGGGCGGCAGCTACGAAGAAGTCCCGATGGGGATCTTCGAGGTGTCGGAGGCGAACCGGAAAGCGAAGTGCCTGGAGATCAAAGCCTATGACTACATGGTGCGGTTTGAGAAGGCCTTCACTTCTCTGGAGTCCATCGGTAATGCCTACGATTTCATGGTGCTGTGTTCGACGGCCTGCGATGTGACGCTTGCTCAGGACAGGGCGACCATTGAGGCGCTGCCAAACGGGACAGAGAACCTGTCCATCTATTCTGATAATGATATTGAGACATACCGCGATGTGCTGTTCTATGTGGGACAAGTACTTGGCGGTTTTTTCGTGATTAACAGAGCCGGGGAGCTGGAGCTTCGGAAGTATGGGAATATGCCGGTACTGACGGTAGAGAGAAAGCACAGGTTTACTTCCAGCTTTTCGGACTTTATCACGAGATATACAGCGGTCAGTTCAACGAACCTGAGAACGCAGATTGCGGAGTACTACGCACTGGATCCGGATGATGGACTGACCATGAACCTGGGCGTGAATCCGCTTTTGCAGTTCGGTTTGGAAGAGACCAGGCGGCAGCTCTGCACAAATATTCTGAATGATCTGGCTGTCGTGAACTATGTTCCGTTTGATTCGGATACTATTGGAAATCCGGCATTGGATGTGGGAGATATCCTTTCCTTTACCGGCGGACAGGCGGATGCGACGAAGTATGCCTGCATTACGTCGAATAGCATCAAGATCGGCGGCAGGCAGAGCATCAAGTGCGTGGGAAAGAATCCGAAGCTGTCCCAGGCAAAGAGCAAGAATGATAAGAATATCTCCGGGCTCTTGGCTCAGATTGAGGCAGGGAAGATCGGGATCCATACATTCACCAACGCTTCGGCATTCACGGTGGCGGATGTGGATACGAAGATTATTTCCATCGAGTTTGCCACGACGGAAGCGAACCATGCTCAGTTCTTTGGACAGGTGATAGTTGATGTGACGGCTCAGCCGGTGACAAGGTCCGTGACGGCATCCGGGGATGTGGTGATTCCGTCTGTCCCGGTTGATGATCTGCCGGTAGATCCGGATGATCCTGAAGAAGAGCCGGTGGTGATCGGCAATACGGAGGAGCAGACCATTACAGTATCTCTTCCGATGAGCTGGCAGGAGGATGGTCATGCGGATGTGATCTTTTCCTTTGAGTTCAATAACCAGATGATCCCGGTGCATTATCCGCAGGAGAACTGGCACTCCGGAAGGCATACGATCCTTCTGTACTATCCGATCGAGAACGTGGTGCCGAACTACACGAACATCTTCAATGTCTATATGCGGTGCGAAGGCGGTACTGCTGCGGTGGATACCGGGATGTGTATTGCTTCTATTTCCGGTCAGAGTATGGGTGCATCGGCAGCATGGGACGGCAGGATTGATATTGAAGAGTATGTGGATCTATTCAGGATTGGCAATGGTTCTCAGACTGACAGGCTGCAGGTGAAGGCATTCACGGAGTCGCAGGCATGGGAGATCAAAGAGACTGTGAAGAGATTCTATTCCGATGTGAAGTCCGGAAGAACGAATGTCGGAGGCTTCGCAATGCCGGTTGACGTGCCGGGAAGTAATTCATGATAGGAGGCGCTTATGAAAAGATATAGCGGAAATCTGACCATAGAGTTAGAGGACATAAACACGGGGACTGTGGAGACCGTCTCCGAAACAAATATGGTGACGAATGCGGTGAATGACCTGCTGGGTGTGAATCCGATGGGCGTTATGTATAAGGCCGGTGGGGAATATGATGATTCCCTGACATGGAATAACGAGTTGCTTCCGATCTGCCCGAACATGATCGGAGGCATTCTGCTTTTCCCGAGTTCCATTACGGAGCAGGCGGATAATTTGTATCTGCCGTCAACGAATCTGCCGGTGGCATATGCCAGTAATGATGTCAATGCCACGGCTAACACGAAGAGGGGCAGCATGAACCTGACCGAGAGCATGAAGCTGTCGGATGGGTTCAAGTTTGTTTGGGAGTTTACGCCTTCGCAGGGAAATGGCACGATTGCAGCGGTCGGACTTACTTCCAAGCATGGTGGGGCTAATGCTTATGGTTCTGAGGTGGCGGTGGACAGTACGCTTCTTCAGATCAAGAAGGTCAGCCTGGATGATGGAGATGGTTTCATCAATGATCTGTTCCGCTGTGTGACGGTGGATTTTGAGAATGCGAAGTTGTATGCGCTTTGCTATGCAAGTAATACTGTCACAATCAAAAGGTACAGGATTCCGGTATTCGATATCGGTCTGAACGAGAAGCTGGATGATTCTACGCTGACTTTGGAGGATACGACGGTTCTCCAGTGCAGCACCTTCCATTTCTACGGAAGCTATACGCCGTATGGAATCTTTATGGATGGCGGTGATGGGTACTGGTATGGATTTGCCAATCAGGGAAATTCCTCCGGCAGCGCAACGGTGCTCTGGATCAAGATCAGGAAGAGCGACTATACATTTACGGAAGGTCAGTGGACGCTTTCCAATGCAACGCTGATGACGATGGGAAGCTTCAAGGAGGGTTCGAGTTATCCTTCCGGGAACAGAAGTGCGGTTGTGAGAAACGGATATCTGTATGTGCCGTCTTATGACAAGACCGGCGTTTACAAGATCAATATTTCCAACAGCACGGATGTGACGCTGATCAGTCTGGGATTCACATCAACCATGAAGTGCCTGGGTGAGACAGGAAGCTGCGATTGCTGCATGTCCATCATCAACGACATTATTGTGGCTTATGATTTTGAGATTGATGTGAATGATAATGTGATTGTTACTTTTGCCGGTGAGAGATGCGGGAATGTTTCCACACCGTTCTTCCGGTATAAGGAATATGTCTTTGCCTGGGGCGGTGCTTATCTGAACCAGTACAGATACACGTGGATCCTGACTCCGTATCTAGCGACGATCAGTAATCTGAGTCAGGCGGTGGTGAAGAATGCGGATAAGACGATGAAGATTACTTATACACTGACGGAGCAGACGGTGTAAGTTCCGGTAACTGAATAATCTGTTTTTAAGGGATGGCTTCGGCTGTCCCTTTTAGTTTGCAACGAAATGGAGGGATTTGCGATGAAAGAGTTTTGGAATGTGATTCAGGCGATCTTTGCAGCGGTAGGCGGCTGGCTTGGGTATTTCCTTGGAGGATGTGACGGTCTGCTTTATGCACTTCTGGCTTTTGTGGTGTTGGACTACATCACTGGGATCATGTGTGCTGTGGCGGATAAGAAGTTGTCGAGTGCTGTGGGATTCAAGGGGATCTGTAGGAAGGTTCTGATCTTTGCACTAGTAGGCATCGGGCATCTGCTTGATACGCAGGTGATAGGGAGCGGGAGCGTGCTGAGAACTGCAATCATTTTCTTTTATATCTCCAATGAAGGATTGTCGCTTGTGGAGAACGCGGCATATCTTGGACTTCCGATTCCTACGAAGCTTCATAAGGTGCTGGAGCAGCTGCATGACAGGGCTGAGAAGGAAGATGAGAAAAAGGATGGTGGCGATGATGAAGTACAGTGAGAAGAACAAGCCTCTTGTCTGCATGATGACGCAGAGCACCTGTTACAAGGGAACAGGGAAGATGCAGGTGAAGGGAATCCTCTGGCACAGTACCGGGGCGAATAATCCTACGCTGAAAAGATATGTGCAGCCAGACGATAATGCTCCGGACAAGGATGCGCTGATCAAGCTGATCGGAAAGAATGCTTACGGGAATGATTGGAATCATATAAAGCACCAGGCAGGACTGAATGCCTGGATTGGGAAACTGGCTGACGGAACAGTAGCTGCGGTTCAGACGATGCCCTGGGATTATAAGCCCTGGGGTTGTGGTGCCGGAGCAAAGGGTTCCTGTAATAATGCGTGGATCCAGTTTGAGATCTGCGAGGACAGGCTTACGGATGCGGATTATTTCAGCAAGGCCTATAAGGAAGCCTGTGAGTTGACCGCTTATCTTTGCAGAATGTTTGGCATTGATCCGAAAGGCAGCGTAACATTTAACGGCGTGAAGGTTCCTACGATTCTCTGTCATGCGGACAGCTACAAGCTGGGGCTTGGAAGTAATCACGGTGATGTGCTGCACTGGTTCCCGAAATTCGGGAAGAATATGGACAGTGTACGAAATGATGTTGCGGAGCTCTTGAAGGAAAATGCGTCTGTCCTGAATTCCGGTACTCAGGCTTCAGTCCTGAAGAATCTGTCCGAGGTGGATGCTATCAAGAAGGTAGGTGCATTGTTCACGGCTGACCAGAAGAAGAGTGGTATCCTAGCATCGGTATCGCTGGCTCAGTTCATCCTGGAATCCGGATATGGAAAGTCGGATCTTGCTCAGAATGCCAATAATATCTTCGGGATGAAATGCAGCCTGTCCGGTAACACTTGGAGCGGATCCAGTTGGGACGGCAAGAGTAAGTACACGAAGAAGACGCAGGAACAGCACACGGACGGAAGCTATGAGACAATTACGGCTGACTTCCGGAAGTATCCCTGCATTGAGGAATCCATTGCTGACCATTCCGCTTATCTGCTTGGAGCGATGAACGGCATCAAATTGAGATATGATGGGCTGAAGGGATGCACGGATTATAAGAAGGCAGTCCAGATCATCAAGGATGGCGGATACGCAACAAGCCTGACTTACGTGGAGAAGCTTTGTTCCATCATCGAGAAGTGGAAACTGACTCAGTACGATGCGAAGGATTCCGACGGAGAAGTTATCCGCTGGTATCGTGTCAGGAAGTCCTGGGCGGATGCCAAGAGCCAGAAGGGAGCATATAAGATTCTTGATAACGCGAAGAAGTGCGCGGATCAGAATCCGGGATATAAGGTGTTCGATGCAGACGGCAAGGTTGTGTATGAGCCGAAGGCTGCCGAGCCTGCGGTGAAGGTGCCGTTTCTGGTAAAGGTCAGTATTTGTGATCTGAATATCAGGAAAGGACCGGGGACGGATTATGATAGGGTTCAGTTTATTCCGATCGGTGTGTACACGATCATGGAAGTGAGAGCAGGAAAGGGCTCTAAGGCTGGATGGGGAAGGCTGAAGAGTGGAATAGGATGGATCTCGTTGGATTTCGTCCGTAGGATTTAAGAATGGCGGCTGGTGGAGATTGATTTCTCTGCTGGCCGTCTTTTTTTTGTCTTTTTTCAGTTTTTACCGGAATTATCTCGTCTAAAGGCGCTTAGGAAGATAGAAAGGAGGTGCCTGAGGATGAGCACAGATATCAAAAAAGAACTGCCTTGGTGGCAGAAGTACACGCTAACGCTGAATGAGGCTTCAGAGTATTTCGGGATTGGGTACAAGAAGCTGAAGCTCTTTGTTCAGGAGCATTCTGAAGAGGACTTTGTTCTCTGGAACGGCAACAGAGCACTGATTAAGCGGGAGCAGTTCGAGAAATATATGGACAGTCAGATGAATGTGATCTGACCGGAAAATCTTTTTCAAATTTATGTGGTAAAAGAGCCGTGTCTGTGGTATGCTATTGATACATAGTCGGATACATACTATGTAGTCTACTAAAATAGCATATATGAACATGGCTCTCCGAACAGAAAGGAGACGATGTTTAATGAGCGAAAAGAGACGCGATAGCAAAAATCGCATTCTTCGCACAGGAGAGAGCCAGGAAGCGGATGGTCGCTATAAGTTCAGATACATCGATGCCAACGGAAAACGCAAGTCCGTGTATAGTTGGAGATTGGTGGCAACGGATAGCATACCAGCCGGAAAAAGAGATAATGCGCCTTTGCGGGAACAGGAGAAGGTGATCAATCGAGACCTCGATGATGATATTGTTCCTGACGGCGGCGGAATGACAGTGCTTCAGCTGGTTAAGAAGTATACAGCTACGAAGACCGGTGTTAAGCACACGACAAGAGCAGGATACGGCACAGTCATCAATCTGTTGGAGAAAGATCCCTTCGGGGCTAAGAGAATCGACAAGGTGAGACTCTCGGATGCCAAGGAGTGGCTGATCAGATTACAGCAGGTTGATAAGAAGAGTTTTTCGACGATCCATACCATCAGAGGTGTGGTGAGACCGGCTTTTCAGTTGGCTGTGGATGATGATCTTTTAAGGAAGAATCCTTTTGAGTTTCAGATGGTATCCGTTCTGGTCAATGACACCGCTACTCGTGAAGCCATTACAAGAAAACAGGAAAGAACGTTCCTTGATTTTATCAAAAACGATTCGCACTACTGCCGGTATTATGACGGGATGTACATCCTGTTCAAGACGGGGATGCGTATATCGGAGTTTACAGGGCTGACGGTTCATGATCTGGATATGGAGAACAGAACCATCAATATTGATCATCAGCTTCAGAAGACCGGGACATTGGTTTACATTGATACAACAAAAACCTATGCCGGTACCAGAGTGATTCCGATGCAGGATGATGTGTATGAAGCATTTGAGCGCATTCTTGCCAGAAGGCCGAAGCTGAAGGTGGAGCCTATGATTGATGGGTATTCCGGGTTCCTCTGCTTCGATAAGGATGGAAAACCGATGGTGGCGATGCACTGGGAGAAGTACTTCCAGCATGCGGTGGAGAAGTATAACAGCATCTATCGCGTACAGCTTCCGAAGATCACGCCTCATGTGTGCCGTCACACTTACTGCTCCAATATGGCGAAGTCCGGAATGAATCCTAAGGTGCTTCAGTACCTGATGGGACATTCGGATATCAGCGTCACTCTCAATACCTATACGCATCTGAAATTGGATGATGCGAAGGAAGAGATGGAGAAGCTGGCACAGAAGCAGGCAGAGGCTGATGAAGAGATGCAGAAGCTGGGTGTGAAAGAAAATGAGCATTCGGTGATTATGCTTCGCAAGAGCAGCTGA